AGCAACTGCTCTACTTTTTAGCTGAAGTTCCGTAGTAGTAAGCAAATATCGTAACAGCGACTCCGTCTATCATACCAAGCATATGAGTAAACAACGGATTCTCTTCCACCTCGGGGATATACACTACTGCATATATAGTAAACGCAAATGCTAACAGTCCTACGATCCCAGTAATAAACATCATTATGTCACTCTTACCCGCTTCGGCTATTCGAGCCTCGCGGTTTCTTGCACTCTCTCTATCTCTTACTTCTATCTCGTAGAGGTCTTTTAAGTGGCTGTGAGCCTCTTTCTTTTCTTCAGCGGACAAAGTATCGTCTGAATCGATTAAGTTCTTTAGAACGCCTAATACACCGTTATTTGGTAGTATTTCTTTAGCACCACCGATTATCTTTCCGATTTTTGTTTCCCAGAATGGTTTTTTATCTTGCATAACAGACTAAAATTTTAAATAAGTTCCAACCAATAAAAGCTGAAGTTGTAAACAGAATAATTCCCCAAAATATCATCCTTAGTATTTCTTTATTGTTCTCCATAATAAACAATTTTGTTTACTTTTTGTATGATGTATCAGTCATTATGATAACCAAATGGCTATAATGTATGTATATTCATACAAATATGTATAGTTTTTACGTTTATTTATACCCTTTCGCATATAATAAGAGTAAATTTTGCCATTTTATACCCTTTTGCGTATAGTACAATTTCGGAATTCAATTCCTATATTTCACATTGCGATATGCAATATATTTCATATTAAATGCATATTTTGCACATACCACGCAACATATTGCGTATCAGTTCGCATATTATTATAATTATTTGCGATTATATTCTAAATAGATTACTTAAACTCTTCCTCGTTTTTGGTAATCATAAGCATACCTTTTGTGTAAGGCATTTTCTTATGGTGTTCGCTAATTAGGTCAACCATATCAGCCAACTCTTTAATATCTGTCGTTATTTCAATCTTGTAATAAGGCATTACATCCACATATTTGACACATTTTCGTATTCCTTTGTAGCATCAAAACTTGGACAATACTTCTCACTAAAGTCTCTGTGTCCGTAGATTCTTGCTTTTGGATAGGTAGTCTTTAAATAAACAAGTAAGTCTACCATAGCCTCTCTCTGGTCTTCTGTGCGTGTATCTACGTTATCTTTTCCTCCAATATAACAGACTCCGATAGAATCAGAATTGTGACCTAAGCAATGGCTACCTATTCTTTCTACGGGTCTTCCTTCGTGTACAGTACCGTCAAGATAAATAACATAGTGGTAACCTATATCAGACCATCCTCTATCTAAATGCCATTCTCTGATTTCCTCTACAGTGGTATGTCTACCTTCTGGAGTATCTGAGCAATGCACTATTATCTCGGTTATTTCTCTCATCTAAGCATCCAACTAACTAAAAAAAACAGTATCCAAGCCATAGCTCCTATTAAGATACCATAGTAAAGACCTCCGTCTTCGTTATGCTTGTTAATCCAATTCGTTAATCTTTTCATTTATTCTAGCTATATCTTTTCTTATTCGTTCCCTACTCAGTTTAAAGTCTAACACTTCGCCTTCTAGTATTCTAATATCTGGAAACACATAAGTGTTTTGGTTATATCGCAGCGATTTTGCTTCATCTTCCACTTCCTTGATTCTGTTTTCCAGACCCAAGTACATATATACAGCTGTACCAACAAGAGCAACGATTTGAATGAGCCACTTGATGTTAATAGACAACGCACTATCATCTGTTAACTTAGGGACAGTCATTAGAACCAGTTTCGGAACTTGCCTACCGTCCTATCGTATAGTCTGATTAGCCAAACTCTTGTTTTAGCAGATTGTACTTTTTCTTTTGTATAGTAGTATAGTTGTTTGCCGAGAAGCCCAAAGAAACCACCAATTAAACCTACTGCTGCCGCTTGGAATAGTCCAACAACAGATATTGAGGTTACAGCTGTTAATGCGAAGCCTCCTACGAAGCTGATACGGTCATCGAGTGTCATATAGTATAGTATTGCGTTGTATTAAAAAGGGGGTCTGTAAACCCCCTTTGATAGTGCTTACAATAAGATAACTAATTATGCTTCTTCTTGTTGTACTTCTTCAACTGTATCAAGAGCAGTTTTAAGCCTTCCGAAGAACGCTTCTCTACCGATTTTCAGTTGATCTAAGTTAAACTCACTTGAAGCAATCTTACGATTCAAATCCTCAATATGGTTCACTAAGAGTTGTTGTTCTTGAGACATATCTTCGTAGATATAGTTCTCTCCGTCAATAGTAATGGTGGTTTCTTTTTTTTCTTTTTCAGCCATTGTACTAAAATTTAAAGGTTAATAATATGTGTAAAGTTAAACAATTTCCGTCTCTGGTGCAACATCTGTAGTTGGCAACTGAAGCGTAACTGTTTTAGGTGTAACGATTTCTTCAATCTGTTTGTCAAGGTTAGCCTTCATCTCATCGATACGTTCAGTACCCATAGACGATTCAAGCCATCCTTCTACCATCTCTTGAGTTAAGCTATCAAAAGCAGTAAAAGAATCAGCAGAAGGCTCTCCTACAGATTCTGTGCCTATCATAGAGGCTACGTTACCATTCTCATCTTCGCCTACGTAAGACCAATGGATTGTATAAACCACGTTTTCTAATTCGTTCTTTGAAACGTGGCAGTCTAGTGCGTTAATTCGCCATTTGTAAGTATTCATATTTACCATTTTTTAATTGGACATTCCGATTCTTTAACTAATGTTTTTGCTGCTAAATTGCATCCGCATAATTCGCAGCGATTATTATTCCTATTATCACAAGCGTCGCATAGTATTAGCCTATGTTCTGCAAGTTCTGCTTGTTCTTTACTTGGATTATATCCTAAGTGTTTAAAGGATAACATCGCCCATCCGTAGAATATTTGCTCTATCTTCGTCATTATGGACATCCCGTTGTTGATGTAAATGCACCACCATTCCAATATCTTAATTCGGTACCGTTTTGCGAACAACTTGCACAATAATACCATCCCGCTAATGCAGTAATACAATTACCACTTCCAGAATCCCTTAATAATGCAGTTGCTGATGACCAAGTTGAATTATTAATATAAAACGTTTGACCTGGTTTTGCAGTACTACAATCTTGTGAAATTTGTTTATATAAACTAATTGCGGTGTAGTTAGAACAAGAATCTCCAATATCGTGGTCGTAGTCATACCATTCCGACATTTGATAAGGGTCATAAGTTCCAGCGATTGCTTCTGACTCGTTAGCTGGTCTAGGATAGTCTGGAGATAATACGTTGGTAGCATCATAAGATTCACCACTACCGTGTGTATTTCCGCCAACAAATAAATCGTATAAACTTATAGGTCCAGTAATTGAAGAACTAGAGCTATAGTTGTCGTATTTCTTCTCTTTTGCTAAACCTAGCATAGATAATTGTCCACTAGCTGGTACTGCCATCTAATCTTCTTTTTAATTCGTCAATCTGTTCTTGTTGTTCTTTTATTGCTTCGATTAATACACCTACCATCTTTTCGTAGTCTACAGTTTTGTATTCTGTATCGTCTCCTAAACGTTTTTGTTCTCTAACAACTTCTGGAACTATTTTTTCTACTTCTTGTGCTATAAGACCAACTTCTGTTCTTCCTTTGCGTTCTCCATCTATCCATTCATAAGAAACACCTTGTAGTTGTTTTACTTTTTCAAGTGAGTTTTCTAAAGGCTTGACGTTTGTTTTAAGTCTAGCATCTGAGAATGAATAGTAGGCAACAATATCACCAGCTGCGTGGAAATCTCCAGAAGCATTAAATAAACCTATTGTAGTCCTAGTAGCATCATTTAATGTGGTAAATTTAGCAAATTCCAACCCAGTATCTGTAACTACAAATCCGAAATTGTTATTTCCAGTACTAGACCAATTTCCACTACCCCTAGCTAATTTTAATCCAGAATACCATCCAGCATACCCTTGATTAGTTATCCATTGTTGTTGGTTTGTTCCGTTACCAATATGGAGAGGAACTACTGGTGAAGTAGTATTTATTCCTACGTTACTATGAAAATGCGTTTGAGAACGCATATTATAAACTTGAGAAACATTAGCTGTTTTTGTTGTAGTTCCACTATCATAAGTCAATATAACACCATCTGAAATTATAGCGTCTATTGCATATTCAGCGTATGGTCCATATTCTATATTTACATTAAAATCTCCAGAACCTAAATCTTCAAAATTTACGCTTCTTATACCATTAGTATAACCTCCTTCTGTGTACCAGCTACCATTTAAATCATTATTATTATTAATCTGTGCAATAATAACAGTTCTACCTCCATCTTGACCACCTCCGTAAGATTCGTGACCTATAAGTTCAAATCTAACTCTAGCAGACTGACCAGCAATAACTCTAGCTATCTTCATCCATCCACTACTAGAAGCAGTATTATTTAAACGCCATACATAATGTTTAGCGTTTCCGTCAGTCGTATATCCGTTAGTGCTATATAAATAACCGCTTGTAGCTAAAACATTACCGCTTGTATCTACTCTAAATCTTTCAGTAAAAGAACCAGTAGTACTTCCGTTTGCTATTTGAAGATTACCGTTATTATCTTGCCTAACTATTGTACCAACACTACTTTGTCTAAAGACTATGGCTGGATAGTTTGAAGCGTTTTCTAATAATAAAGTTGCATAACCCCAACTACCAAAAGCATCATTACTTCCTACGATATGCATTTTAGCTTCTGGATTAGTAGTATTTACACCTACTCTACCATTAGACCTATTTAATGTAAATCTAGCACTTCCGCTTCCAGCGTCTTTTATGTAGAAATTAGTTGTACTTCCATCATCAGATTCAAGTATAACGCCTTCATTAGTATCGGTATGCATACGTAGAATTGACTTATCCTCATTACCAGATATAATACCTACTTCAGCATTACCACCTCCGCCATTTACTTCAAGTTTATAACTAGGAGCATCAGTATTTATACCTACGTTACCTACGCTTGTAATACGCATTTTTTCTCCTCCAACATCTCCTATTGTAAAACCAGTATTTGATGATGGACAAGATAAATCCCAATAATTATACGAAAGTTGTCTTATTCTTATTGTAGAAGCAGAACCGCTTGGCGTTTCAACTTCCAAATTTCTATCTGGAGTTTCAGTTCCAATTCCAACTTTTCCGTCTTGAAGCACAGTTAATTTAGGTGCATCTGCCATTGAAATTTTGAAACCTCCAGCATTTACTGACATTGAAATTTCTCCACTTAAATCATCATTTTGCCTTAAAACCATATAATCACCTCCAGCAAAATCTCCATTAGAGGCATCTAAATAAACAGAAGCTGAACCAGTACTAGTATTTCCTATGAACATTCCAGTATAATTCGTAGAACTACTTAATAGCCTAAATCCACTTGCAGACGAACCAGAATCTACATCTAGCTTGCTTAATGGGTTTGTGTTTCCTATTCCTAAATTACCAGAAGAATTTAGAAGTAATCTTGTATTATTAGCGTCGTCATCATATATCTGCCAATTACCAGATGCAGTAGAACTCACCACATAACATCTACCGCTTCCACCAGTAGAGTCTAAGTTTACAGAAGCTACATTACTGTTAGCTATATGCAATACTCTTTCTGTACTAGATTGGTGCTGTACTGGAACTGTAATTCCTAAACCTAAGTTGTTGCTTATATGTGAGTAATTATACGCCCTAAAAGCAAAGTTTACATTTCCACTTGAATCTTGACCTCCAATATAAGTACCAGAACCAGTTTGTTGTAATCTTAAACTATGGTCAGTTGCAGCATCTAACGTTATTTTTATTTCTTGTGAGCTAGAACCGAAAAGTTCTAATTGAGTAGATGGAGTTGAAGTTCCGATTCCGACATATCCAGCATTAGTTATTCTAACCGCTTCTTTTAAGTCTGGAGTTCTACTTTGTTGAAATGTGTAAAAAGCCATTCCATTATTAGCACCATTAGAAGCTTCTGTTACAGTAGCTATTCTACCTCCTATATTTCCAGTATTATTTACGGAAGCATCATTAGAACCAAAATCTAATTGAGCATTTATAGTTCCAATAGCTGTAACTGGATTTATACCACCTTCTATTTTCAATACACCAGCAATTCCATCTGCTGCTTTTACGTGCAATAATGCCTCTGGGTTATCAATCCCAATACCTACCTTACCTTCTGGGATATAAATATCACTACCATTTGCATCAATATAAAACTTTGAATCAGCACCATAAAATCCTACCGCAGCTAATTCTGCATTAGTGCTATCATACCATTTTATTTGCCCATAAGAATCAGTAGCTCCAGTTGAATTTGAATCTTTTAAATATAGTAATGGAGCAGTATTTGAAATGGTTAAATTACCTTCCATTGTATCTCCAGAAGGACCAGAAGAAACATAAGCACTAGCACTTAATGTAGTTAATAAAGCGTATCCATTCCAAGTAAGCTTATCTCCAGCCTCAACAGATAATACTCCAGTATCATCAGTGTCTATATTTGTTATAGTGATTCCATCTACAGTTTGTCCAGTAGCAGAATGATTAAGCGTAATATCATCGTTAAAAGTAGCTGAACCGCTAAAAGTGTTTGCAGAAGCAAATGTAGCAGCTCCAGTTGATACAGAAAGACCCCCAGTTATATTAGTAGTTCCTCCACTTATAGAACCTCCAGAATTAAAACTAAATGACTCGTCGTTATTGATAACAATAGTTCCGTTCATTTTGAGAACGCCGTTATCTATATTTACGTCATCAGTTACCACTAAACCTCCGCCTATTTTAGTTGTTGAAAATGGGACAGCAGTTAATCCAGTAGGCTCTGTTGTGGTAGAACTAAAATAAGATGCATTAATATCGTTTTCAGCTGGTATTGCTAATATTTCTATTCCGCTATAATCTTCTCCTACTTTTATAACGAATACATTAGCAGTTGTCCCACCTCCATATTTGAAGAACTCAAACTTCTCGCTATCTGGCTCGTTTATTTTATATAAGTCGTAATTAGCAATATTATTGTTTACCCCATCACCTCTTGAGTGAACGTATAACCTATAGTGTAATTGACTATTTAAGTTTCCAATATCACGATGCCCAATTATGTCAATATAGTAGTAATTAGAACCACCACTACCAGAAATATAAGGTATTTCAAATTCTATATATTTTGTTGTTGGCGTTGAACCCCAAGACGTACCATAAACTTTACGATAAAAATCTTGAGAGTCGATGCCATCTAAAGTATCAGCGTCTACGTTTAAAGCATCTACAAAGGCTTTGTTTACTCCGACAGACCAGTCTCCCCATCCGTAAGCAGTATCCCAATTAGATTTATTATATCCAGTAGCTGATAAAGTACCATTTATAGAAGTGTTACCTCCTAAAGTTATATCACCATTAGCTTGAAATCTAGCTAATAATTTGTCGTAAGTATCATCTTCACTATAATTACCACTACCGCTTAAAATAGCAAAAGAATCACTGGCGTCATTATCTCTGATTCCAATCACAACGTGACCAGATGACCTACCTTTAATCCAAGTACCAAAAGTTGACCCAGACAATAATCCAGTAATATCCGTATTACCACTTCCAAACTCACTATAAATAGTGTTTTTTATATTAGCTTCACCAGTAACAGTTAAATCCCCAGTAAGCGTATCAGTTGTGTTTAGTAAAAACTTTCCGTCTGCTTCTGTTTCCGTATAATAACGGTTATCTAACTGCCCAGCATCCAATTCCGTTTCCGTATAGTATCTGCCATCGTGATTATGTGAGTCATCAACAACCGCAGCAGTAAGCGTAACATTAGCAGAACCATCAATAGATACGTTACCAGTTAAATCACCGCCTAAAGTAATCGTTCTAGCAGTTGCCCATTTAGAAGCAGTAGAAGCGTTACCAGTTAAAGCCCCAATAAAAGTAGGAGCGGTTACACTGTTATAAAAAAACGCCTTTGGCTTTGCAGAACCACCTTGCAATTTTAATGCTGTTTCTATATTCCCAGAAGTGGATTTTACTGAAAAATCCATATCTGTTCTAACCGCACTATCATTAGTATCTATATCGATTCTTGCCCAAGTTTGTGGATTTCCATCAAAGTCTGTTTTAAAAACAAACTGCCCTAGTAATTCATTAGTAGTTGGATTATTACCACCTCTAAAAAATGTTATTAATGAGTTATCATTTTCTCTTGTTACTACAATGTCTTTATTGAAAGTAAAGTCATCAGTAGCAGAAGCGTAAGTAAGTGTAGCTCCAGCCCCATTAATTGTAATACCAGCTCCATCAGCATCGGCAGCAGTAGTAGCCTCATCTGCTAAAACAATATTCTTATCGTTTATAGTTACAGTAGTAGAGTTTACGGTTGTTGTAGTACCATCTACTCGTAAATCACCTAATATTTGTACTAAACCAGTATTATTTCCAAAAGCAGCTGGGTCAATAATAAACGTTTCTGGTCCTCTCAAATATCCGCTTGTAGTAATATTACCAGCAGAAATATCTCCTAAGGTCTTACTGTTTTTCCAAATACCGTTTGTACTATCGTAAACTAATAAATCCTTATCAGCAACAGAAGTAATACTAACATCGTGGTTATCGTGTAGATATTGTCCGTTTTCGCTTCTAACAAAAATAGTACCGTTACTCTTTTGGTTTACAGTAAACGCAACTTCTAATTTTGGATGTGGTGCAGTAGGTTCTGTTGTTTGCCATCCACCAGCAACAGTTTCTGATACGTATAATTTACTTCCCTCAGCATATCCTAGAGTATTAAAACCTCTAACTTTACCAAACCAAGTTACTTTACCGTCTGTATCATAAGTAATATCTTCTGTGGTAACTCCTATAAAGTATTCAGCAGATACAGTACCATCAGCAATCATAGGAGCAATAGTAAGCCTACCAGAAGCACCTAAAGTACCAGTAACGTAAACTGGAGTTCCGTTAGGTATATCTTGACCTACTCCTTCTATTTGGTAATTATTTCTAACGTGAACGTGAACCTCTTGTCCTAATTGAAGCGTAGAACCATTAAGGATCACATCTACTGTTTCCTCATCATTATTCCAAGACATCTCTCCTTGTGTACCTGCTCCGCCACTTAATTGCAATAACGGTGTTATTACTTTAGTGTTTATTGTGAATGTGCCGCTAAGTTGAGCGTCACCAGTATTATTTAAAGATAGACCAGTATCGTTTCCTAAACCATCTGTAACTACTTTAAAAGCTCCCGTCAAATTATCATTATCAGAGAGCTTTAACAGAGAGTCGTAAGTTGAGTTTATTGTTTTAGAGGTAAGAGTAATTCCCATCTTATTGCTTGTCTTTTATTATTTTAATCTTTTCCTTTTCTTCACTAGGAAGCTTCTTCAAGAAAGCCTCTAGCTTTTTGACGTTCTCTTGCTTAGGTTTGTACAATCGATTGTACTCCATTATAGCACCCAAGAATGGAAGTTAACGTCTTTGTCTGGATACATATCTCCATTAGAGTTAGAATTGTACTCTGGGAATGTTGCCGATTGATAAGACATATAGTCTACGAATCTACGAGTATAGAATTCAGCAGTTTCGTTAACTCTACTTAATAAAGCTCTCATCTCTTCTATTGAAACTGATTCCGAATTCTCAGAGGTGTGCTTATACATACCTCCATTACTAATTTGATACATAGCAAATGGAAGATAAGCACTTTGAGAAAACCAAATAAGCATAGGCTTTATGTAGTCTACTAGTAAACTTTTATAATTAGCGTTTGCAACATCGTCAATCGTTCCTCCGGTAATTAAGTTTTGTAGTTTGTTGTACAGATCAGTCCCGAGGTAGTTTTGGATATGTGTATCTTGTGCTACCTCGATGAATTGTACTAACTTATCAGCGTCTACATTGCCATCTATAATGGATTTGCGTTTTAAGTCAGTTGTCGATATAAATAATGCTTTACTTGCCATAGTTCTTATTTTTTAATGTACGCCCCTTTATTTGGCATATCTACTGGTCTAACACTTACTTCTGGTGGATTGTTAGGAGATTGAAATCCGTCTTGTAGAGCTTCAGCTTCACTTACAGAAGTGTTTCCGGCTACCATACGTTTATAAACTCTTCTCTCCCAGTAGTGGTGGCAGTTTTTACCTCCTTTGAATTTGAATAAAGAATAGTTTCGGCCTTGATGTCCTAACTCCTTATTGATACCTCTAAAAGACATCTGATTAATGTCCTCCTTTCTAAAAACGATGTTTCTAGAAGTCAATCCTTCCATATTTTTGCAGAACTTTCTACTACCAGGAGAGTTTCTTTGTGGTTGGTAAGAGTATCTTACTTTATATCCAGCGTTATCTTGAGTTGAGTCTTGATTAGCTTTAGCATCATCAGGCGTTACAGCTAATTTAGTTAGGTCAAACTCTTCGTTTTCGTCTGTTACTACTTCTGTATGCACAAGCTCCCATTCGTCGCTTAGAACCTCTCCTAGGCCCTCTAATTGGCTAAGCATATCTTCTCCTTCTTCGTCACTAAAGTCACAAAGTTCCTCTTTTTGAGAGGATAGCTTTTCTCCAGTTTCTTCTTCTCGTTTTACTTTAGTAGAAATGTTATCTAACTCAGTAAACTCGATTGGTTGAAGAGTAACGAAGTATAAGTTTAAGTAGATACCGTTGAAGTGCAATATCTCGTTTAATCCATCGATAATAGCTTGTTGGAACGGTCTAATAACGATGTTATCCATAAGGATAGAAGCAGTTCTAAGCTCCTCTGCGTTATTTCCGAATCCAGTATTGTCTTTAATACCCAAAAGAATTGGAGATACAATTCCGTGACCAAGCATAATCTTTTCTCTTGACTCGTCTGCTAAGAACTGATATTGTGCGTGAGCATCTGGTAAGTGAATTGGCTCTAAGTTAGCTTGAGTTTCAACACTATCGTTAAACGTTAGTATGAATTTCCCCGCATTAGATGATCCACTAAATTTATCGTAAATCTTGCGTTCAATCAACTCTTGAGTTTCCTCGTTTGGAACTCCGTTATTGAAATTAATTAAGAGACTTGGCTGAAGGCCATTTTTTATATTCTGAATGTGGTAATTCGATACCTCTTGCTCTAATTCAGCATATTGTAAACATCCGTTGTAGTCAACTGGAGCGTAGTAGTAGAATCCAGAACGATAAGGTTTAAGAACGAATAGCTCTTGCAAATCTCTTTTGTTACCATTACCGAAAGTAGGTATTCTTTTAGGCTTATCAGAAGGCTTTATTTCCTTCCAATTAGGGTGGTAGTAGTATGCTTTAATTACACCATCAGTAGCTTTTTCAGCTCTTAATGTTTCCATCGGGAAGTGTAATACTTTTTTGATTTCAGTCTTAGTTTTATTGTATACTACTTGTATTGCAGCTTGACCTAGCATTTTGTAATCACCAGCTACTTTTCTGATTTCCTTACCAAGCAAAAGCATTTTCATCTTAGCGTACTGAGTTGCGTTTTCTTTGCTATCAGTTGCTTCGATACCTCTACCGTAGATCATATCAGCAATACCATTAATACACCTAGCGTTAGTAGGACTACCTAAGTAAGCATCGATAAGATTTCCAAAATAGTTATTGTCTTCTCCGTAAGCTACCCAATCCTTATTGTAAACTTCCTTTACTTCTGGAGTTTGATAGCTAGATAGATTAATAACTCTAGTAGAACCTTGTTTAGGCTTACTAGATGATAAATCTATCGTTCTTGTCTTAATGTTCTTTTTCATACTAGTCTAAAAAAATATACTCATCAGATGAACTTGAATCTAACTCTGTATATTTGTTTGTGTTTAATGTGTGTGTTACTGTTTTACTTGTTTGGCTAGTAACGTATGCCTTATCTCTGAACCATAAGTTTCCTCCTCTTGTAAACTCTAAGTAATAAGAATTGTTTTCGTTAAGTATAGAGAATGTTATTGGTATTGTTACGTAGTTACTATACTCGCTAGAAACAGAAGCTACAAGATCAGTAATAGTTTCAGAGTTATTTGTTCCGTCTTCAGTAATTACCAATTCCACATCGTCGTAGTCCACTCCAAAAGTAGGGAATGTTCTAGGCACGATCGTAATTGTCTGCTCTGAAGTATTTGGTAATAACTTTATCATAATAAGATAACTGAAAACGTTGTTTTTTGTTTTAGATACAAAAAAAGGGAGCGTAATGCTCCCTTCTTAAACTATAGAGTAAGTTTATTATCCAGTTGTAACAGATGCTCCAACTCCAGATAATGTGTCACCTAAGAAATTAGCTGGAGCTTTCTCCATACCAGTCAAGGTAAGAGTATATCCAGACATTTCGTTCATAGCAGCACCAGTTACGATAGTTCCGCCAGTAACGTCCATACCGTATTCTAATCCAGCTAAGAATAAGTTTCCATTATTATCCTCTATAATAACGTGAGGTCTAGAGTAAGATAATAATTTCAATTCTTTGTGGTCAGTAATGCTTAATTTTTTAAGCGTAAGCTCTAATACTTGCTCGAAAGCAGTAGTTCCAGTCGCTCTATCAGACTGAATATTTTGAGTGAAAGAAGAAGCACCTTTTACTTCGTATTTGAAAGCAGCTACAGAAGTACCAATTGAATCAACAACGTCATCGTTTGTTGAATCATAAGTAATCGTCATACCTCCAAAGTTAACGAAATAAACAGCGGTAATACCTCCTACGGAGTCCTTACAAGGTTCTATTCTTCCAAGGGATAAATTATCACAAGCCATTTTATATGTTTTTTATTTGTTAATTAAAAAAGGGTGAGTAGGCTCTATTGGCTCACCCACCCTTGTTCTTGTCTATTCCTAAGCGATTATGCTCCTGGAGTGTAAAGAATTACTTCAGAACCGATACCGTACTGAACACCAGCTGTTAGACGCATTACGATTCTTACGTTTTGACTTCCGTCAAGATCTGCTAAATCGATAACTTTAACTTCATTGTGGTCAGATAATAATCCAGTACCGAAGTAAAGGTTTGATTTCTGAGCAGCAACCATATAAGAAGCAGTCATTCCATCACAAACGAAAAGTTTGATTCCTTCGAAGTTAAGGTTAGTTCTACCGTCGTGGTAAAGGTTAGCATATCCTAAAGCAGCTTGAGCAGCGATATAAGCTTTAGCTACGTTTGGAGCAACATAGATAGATAAATCTTCTTTGCTGTAGATAGAGTTAGGAATTGCATCTCTTACTTTACCTAACTCAGCGATTACGTTAGAAGCAGTAACACCTCCAGAAGCTCCAGCAACGTCAACAACGTCTCCGTCAGCAGCAGCTAAAGTCAAGAATCCGTCAAACTCACCAGAGTTAGCGTCATCACCAGCCCAAATGTTTTGCTCGTTTTTCTCAGCTACTTTAGCAGCAACGTGAGCGATTAAGTAATCAGCAAAAGATGGAGGTAAAGAATCGAATGCAGAGTATCCCATAGAAATTGCATCCCAGTCCGATCTAAAATCAGACTTACACAATTGTAGGTTCACTTGTAACTCTTTTGGAGTTAAGATTCTTTCAGTTAAAGTAACGCTTGAAGTAGCAGTAAAGTCACAAGAACCGTCAGCTAACAAGTCTCCCGTAGCGAGTTTCTTAATTACTTCTTTGTACTTAATGTTTGGTTTTACTTCAACACCACCGTTCTCGATAGTAGAAGCAGATAATAACGCAGCAGAAATGTATTTAGAAGCCGATTCTCCCGCGTATGAAGTTGTAATACTTGTAGTAGTAGCCATTTTATTTATTTATTAGAAATTTTAGATAATACTTTGTCGAATGTCGATTGTCTTCTTGATTGAGCATACAAATTAAGCTCTCTCTTATCGACCATTGCTTCTGGATTGTGCTTTAATTCAGCAACTTCTTCTTCAGCAGCTAATTCTACCTCTTCTTGAGGTTGTTCTACTGATTCTTCAGCAGAAAGTTCTTGTGGAGCGTCTTTGGAATCACCAGATCCCATTCCAGACATAATTTCGTCAATCATTGCTCTTAATTGAGCGATTTCTTGACCTAGCTCTTCTTTTGTTGCCCATTGAGCTTCAACTGGAGTATCTTCAGATGCAGAATCTTCTGCTAACTCTTCTTTTACTTCTTCTTGAACCTCGTCAGTTGCAACTTCTTCTTGAAGTTCTACTTGTTCTTCTACAGCTGGGGTCTCAACAACCTCTTCTGTAACTCCAAGTAATACTTCTTTTAGTTTTTCAACTACGTCTTTAGCGTTCATATATATTTGGATTAATTAATTAATAATCTAATTAGATAACTATTGGTATAACAATGTGTTGTATTTTTACTCCCTGGTAATGGTGCTTTCTCCTTGATTTACCAAAGAACCAACACCTTGTGCTTGTAAGGAACCATCGCAATTCTCGATAGAATACTTACCATCTGGCCCTAAGCAACCTCTTCGTCCTCCCTTAGGAGATGTTCTACTTACTGTCTTATTCATCTTTTATAGTTGTTAAGCATAAATAGATAAGTGGCAAATAAAATAAGTGATCTGTTTCCGTTTCACTTATTTCGTATGTTCTTACCCCAAAGAGAACTCCCGGGTAAAGTCCAATACTAATTTCCCAACCATTATTCATTATCTATCGATTTAAGTTTATTAATAGCCCACAAGAAGTCTTCTAATAGTGATAAAGCTTCCATCTCAGCCATTTCCTCTTCGGTAGGCTCTTGTGGTCTTTCATCAAGTTTATCAGTAAAGAACCCCTCGATTGAGAAACCTTTTACCATTCCAGTTTTCACAAACTCTTCCCATATTTGGTCGTTGTTTACTTTTACTGAAATCATCCAAGTTCCTACGGGTAAGCTTAGATTGTATTTTCTTGATTTGTCTTTAACTTCATCTTCGATGATCCAAGATTCTACGACTGATAGCCCTCCGATCTCGACCTCGTGTTCCAATGTCGAATTGTTCTGTTTGCCTCTTGAGAGAAATAACTCTGAAGCTTTACGAACAGTATCTTCGCTAAAGAAGATGTAATATTCGTCTTCTCCATTTCTTCTGTATATTTTCTTATTTGGTATAAGAGCTGGGCCTAAAAGAATACGTTTTTCTGTATCGATTTCTGCAAGTTGAACCTTGCCATCTTTCAATGCAATGAAGTCTTCTTCTATAGCGGGATGCTCTACGATAGATACAGCATCAATACCGCTGTATTCGTTTTCTTCGTCTATAAATAGCTCAAAAATATCTAGTTCTTCCATAATAAGGTAACTTATTTGTTAATTATTGTCTTATTTTAGCCTAATGAAGCGTCTCCAATAGTGTTTCTTTCCATCTCTTGAGCAGTAGTAACGTCTTTCGATACCATATAAGCTTTTATTGGTTGAGATAGTTGACTTCCTACCGCTTGAGCCAATAAATTGGTTTGAGATTGACCTACTATATTGAAGTCTGGTGCTTGAATACCTCCTCCAGTTGAAACATTAGAAACTCCTCCAGTCATTGCTGAAGCTGAACTTTCGTATTTTTGAGCAGCAATAATCGCAATCTGAGCATACCCAGCAGCTCTCTCTAATACTTGAGCGGCTTTTGCTCTGAATGGAGAATCTGGAGATGGAATTGTGTATTGTGAAGCTCTAGCTTTAATTGAGTTTCCAGCAACATCAGCAATAGCTGTAGCTAACTTAAATGCTTTCTCAATTCTAAATCTAGCTCTAGCAATCTTGTCTTGTTTTCTTCTTAAAGCCTCATCGTTTTGAGCAATTTGATTTTGTATTGCTTTTCTTTGGTCTGTTGATAGCTGTTCATTTCTCAACCTAGCCTTCAATTCATTATTAATAGCATTAGTTTTATTTTTTTCTGTTGCTATTTCTCTTTGAGCGGCAGCATCAACCAAGTCTCCAGCTATATTTACGTACTTCTTAAAGTTGTCTATTTTTTCTAATTTTTCTTTAAGGGGTCTAACAACGCTATCAACCATAGCTTGAACTGATTGTTCAACCTCCAACTGGTCCTCAGCGTCTCCAACAGTAAAGTCTATTATGTCGTTAACGCTTAATTCAGTTTTATTTCCACTAATCCTTTCTCTGAACTTTTTCTCTAATTTAGCGAATAGAGCGTCAAAAGTTTTATCTACAAAGCTTAAGTCAGCTTTTATCTCCTCTTCTTTTTTACAGTCTCCAAACATTAAGCATAAAAACTTATTGCCTTGTAATCCAGCTACAGCTTTATCATACTCATCATTTACGATTTTTCTTTTTCGAGTTACAGCGTCTTGTAATTTCTTGATTTCTTCCTCTGTAGAGTTTTTTCTAACTTCAAACTCTTCTTTTATTTGTTGCTGAACTTCTTCCTTTGTGATTCTAACGGTTGACCCACCAGTTGATACAGATAATCCTTGAGCTTCTTCTATTCTTTTAGCGGTGGCTTCAGCATCCTCAGCTAATTTAGCTCTTAAGTTTATTTCTTTAACTATAGACTCTTGTAATGTTGAACTTAAAGATGCTTCATAAACATTAAACTCTAAAACTTTAGATCTAGCTTTTATATAATCATCTATACTTCCTATTGTAGCATCATAACCATCCTTCTTAAGAGATCTCATAGCTGCTGTTTGCTTTTCTATAGAGGCTGTAGTATCATCTAATATACTCTTATAGTGTTCTAGTCGAAATATGAGTCCCTTAGCTTTAGCTAACTCTTTATTTAGGTCTTCTGATTCTTTCTTTGCTTTTTTATTAGCCATAGCGAATTTTTCAATAACCGCAATAACTACCTGGAATGCAACAATAACCCCAAGAGGGCCCATTAAAGCTTGACCCATAGCTTTAAGTCCATTCCCAACTCCTTTTGTTGTAGAAACTAAGGTGGCAAACAAAGTACCTAGCTGTGAAATGTTGTTGGCCATTGCTGTAAAACCGTAATTCGAATCCGAAATAGTACGACCTAATTCGGTAACAGCAGCTCCAGCTAACCCAGTTTTGTTTATGTTTTTGTTTAGCTCATTATTTGTGTCGGCTATTTTCTTTTTCAGCAAATCAGAAGCCCTACTAGCATCAATAAATCCTCTGGTTAATCCATCTATTTTGACTTTACCGTTTGCGGTATTAACCCTAACGTTGTATAATATTTGTTTAGTCTCTGTTGCCATCTGTGTAGTTATTTCTTTTTCTAGTTTGTTTTATTTCACTAAGCCTTGTGGGAGCTTTGTATTTTCCTTTAGCTATATCGATATCTTCGTCTCTTATATACCAATCATCAGCGTTCAGCATCTCTATTATTTCTTTAATCATAAGTCTGGTATTAATTCAATGTTGCTTTTATTATTTAATAAGTTTGACGATACTGAGTTTATCTTGTAGGATTTACCTCCAACAATAAACCTATCGTTAAGCCTATATTTAGTCAATATATTGAGTGGAAGAATAGCTTGAATCTTAATAATTCTATTTCTGTAATCAAACACATCGTCAATATAGTCTTTGTAATACACCGTAAACAGAGTGTCTGTCATCTCTGCGTATGTGTACTCATTAATCTCAGACTTGAAGTTAATGTTGTGTGAGTTTGTAAGTAGTCTAGAATTGCTAGGTACATAGTAGTCGTTTATAGATGCATAATCAGCATCTTCTGGTGTTCCAGATTGGTAATTACCTATAATTCTCATTTGAGTTCCATTTTCGACTCTAGGGGCATAAAAAACTAACGGAAGACCTAATATCGGATCAGCATTTCCGCTGTCATCTAGACTGCCAACCATCCATCCAACTTGTATGGTAGTTGCATCGGTAGAATAATCAAATCCAGCTAACTTCTCATACTTCATATGCTCAAAAGGAACTTCTACGATATAAGGCTTACCATCAAACTTGTTTTCAATATTATATTCTTCTGTAGCCCACTCTTGATTGAATAACTCTTGATGTTTAAGAGCTTGTAAAGACTGTAATCCTTTGTATCTGAACTCTATTTTGTTGAATAGAGAAGCTGTATTGATTTCTGAGTCAGTTACGTCAACGTATTTAGTAATATCGTAAGTAGTTCCATCTGCGTAGAAGGTGTTTAAATCCTTTATAACGAATGTTTGACCATCGAAGTAAGCAGTAAGGTTAAACATTTTAAAAAGACCAGTAAGGAAGTCTATAATCTTCATCTCTGGCATATTATCTGTAACCACAAACGTTGGCTTAGTCGTTATAACTTGATTTGAACCAAAATTAAACTGCTGAAATTCGGTTGAGTTCCTTGTTGCGTATAAGTTAGACGTAGATAGTAACGTAATTACATCTTGATGTTCTATTATTATCTTGTAAGTTCCATTTGGTAGACTTTCCCATACTGGCATCGAATTACCCCACAAGTTATCATTCCTTCTGTATTCCTCGTCATCCTTTAAAAGCACTACATTATAAGAAGAATTGCTAGTTACGTATAAATTAAAGCTTACATCGTAAGTATTGGTAGCACTATCCGTTATAATAAAGCGATCTCCTTGTGTTGCAAAACCGTAAGTACTCCATCCTTGAGTTGGAAGTTGATTTACTTGTGTTTCTTTGTATGTAATGTTAATTTTGCCTTTTTCTCTGTGTAACCATAAGTACAAGTCATAGAAATCTACTGTTAAGGTGCTAAAGAAGTCGTTAGAGAATACTAAATCGTAATTATAACCATTAGCTATAGTATATTGGTTTTGTATCTCCTTTATTATGCAATAAAGGCGAATAGCGTACTTTAAATTCTTGTAATAAGCACCAGATCCGCTTAAATCAGCTACGTTATTTATCGCAGAAGTAGTTCTGTCGTAATAAAATCTGTTTTCGGCACTAATTAATGGCGTTATAATAGCATTTGTTACTCCGTCAACAGTTTTCCCGTTTTGAAGGTAAGTTGATACGTCTGAAAGAGTATAAGGAGTATCATAAGCGGAAAAATCAAGGTCAGATAGCATATCATCTCCCAATAAGTCCTTTAGCTTAATTGATTCTCCTATAAAAGTTATTTTATAAGCATAAGCTCTATTGTTTTTCATCTGAACGCCATCTAAACGAACCTTTCCTTTACGGAAGAACTGATGATTGATTTCGATTATAGCATCAGACTTGTATCTAGCATCATATCCGTTAGTAATATCGCTATCGTGATAGTGTTTAAAGACTAAGTTGTTGTTTCTAGATGCTTTTACAGCGAAGGATTGACTATAATCAGTAAAAATCTTAGAAACATCCTTAACATCTTGTATAGACGAGGTTATTTGTAAGCTCTCATCCTCAAATAAGTCTATTCTTTGACCATCTATGTATAATTGGATGTCTTGCTTCATTATCTGATGTTGTTTATTTTGTCAAATGCATACTCAAAATTCATTGTGTAGCTAATAAGCTTGTCGTTTACCGCTTTTTTGATGTTTAATGAATTGGTTGTTGTGCGAACTGGCAATACCTCTGTTCCGTTATCAATCCAAACTTCCTCAGACAGCATAATCTGTTTCATTACTCCGTTAAAGTTTTCTGGAAGAAAACCAGTATTTAGCATAATTGATTCTTTTCCGTTTACATTGAATGATTTTATTTGGTGGTAAGCTGTGTTATAGGTCGGTGTGCCACTAAAATCGATAGTATTACGTTTAAATGTGTCAGATGTAACATTTAGTGTTGTTTGTGACTTCTTAAAGAACCACAAGTCTTGCATAGCACCGTATTTGTTGTAGAATATGACTTTCATAGGTGTATACTTAGGTTCACAAACCTTAATCAGCCTAACTGTAAGTGTTCCTCCACCAGCAGCAACACTTTTGGTAACCGTAATTGTTTCTATATCGTCAAAAAGCTCTGTTTCTGTGATTTTAACGTACACAATCTTGTTGGAGGAGTCTGTAGAGTCACCGATGGCTTGATCCGTAGCCCCAGACTCCCAAGTCCCAACATAAGTGTCCCAATATTCGCTTACTTGCTCCCAATATACAGCGGGGACAGATACTCCATCTATAGAGACATTTGTAGCACCTTCGTCATATAGTGCAAATACGATATCTTGTCCGTCTAAGTAGTAAATATCTGTGTTGTCTTGCATTAATACGTCTACTGTGGATTCTCCGGGATGAATTCCATCCTCAAAGAAGCCATATCCATCCACAGCTAACCTTTGTCCCGTAATTGGAGTGCCAATGGCTGTAGTTCTAGCTAAATCGGAGTACATTTGATACGACCAGTAAACCCATACTGCATTTGTAGAGTAGTCACCGTATTCTGTGACAATGTAATCCCTAACGTAATCCGCTATTTCAAAAGTGATATATTCGTTGTTTCCTACAACATCCTTTGTGAATGTATACGTAGCAGTACCCGGGATAGATGTTTCCACCCCATCCCATATGTATAAGTTAAATTCTACAGAAGCTAAACTAGCATCAGATACTTTGATGAAATACGGGCTTCTTACGTTTATTTTAGTTGCCATTAGTTTTTATGTTTTTATCCAAAGCTTCGCTTAAATCTTTTTGGAATGCTTCAGCTATTTCTTTAGTTATGTAGTTTTTATATCGTTGTGTTACTTTGTCCACTAAGTTGCTTCCTCCTCCTTGAGCCATAAACCTATCTATAGTCCCCTCTTTAGATATTTTACTAGCAATAGCAAAAGCCATTTGATTAAATGTCTTCGTTTTGCCTTTTATCTTCTTTGGCTTTAAGCCTTTTGCTTTAGCCCACTTTCGTATTTGATTGTAAGGAGCAACTTTGCTTGGAGCAGATCCTTGGTCAACATACTTTATTCTCCAATCAGCTAAGATGTCTAAATTGAATTTGTCTACATTATATTCCAAACTTTTAGCTAAATTTCCAGTAGCATAAGTCTTATCCGCCTTCATTTGAGACTGTAACTTCTGGTATAGAAGCTTACCAATTTTACCTAACGCAGCTCTTGTGTAAAAGGAGTTTAACATATACTGAATGTATTAGGGACTCTAATGGTAAAACTAGCACCCCATCCAGCTAACATATTCTCATACTTGTCAACTAGCTTTTCTACAGTTGGCTCATTTACTAACTGTACTTGGTTGTCAAATAAGCTACCTCTTTGTAAAGAAGTAACAATATCAGAAACAACTCCAAGTTGAGTGTTTAAAACGTCAACTAGGTTATCATTCCCGTAAAAAGGCTTTGTCTTATCGTCTTTCTTTGTAATGTCTACAATGTCTAAAACCATAAGCGAAATAGAAAACTCAATAACGTTATCCACAAACGTAATATTAGGAGCTATATCTAAGTGGGCTAATGGATACATTTCAGTCTTGTCGAGGTCTATTTCGTCCAGATCACCGAACTTAACGGAGAACACATTAGGATTATCCATCAGCTTATCTCTTAGTTTGTCTAATATGTCGTATACTTGTGTCATTTGTATTGTTGTTTAATCATTTTTGCTTCAAGTTCGTTCTTTTCTTTCTCAAACGTAAGCCAAGTTAGGCATTTATGTATGTTTAACTTTGTAACCTCATCTAGTCTTCTAACGTCTCCTTTAGAGATGCTATAAATGGATTGATACCATCCCCATCTTCTCCCAAAATTTCCTTCAATGGAATATTGTCCGAATCCATCTCCTTCTTCAGAGTAGAGGCTATCGTATGTTCTGCTAATTTCTTGCCTAAACGATAAAAAAAAACCAACGCACCTAAAGCAACGTTTACTGGAGCGTCTTTCATCACATCAGCCCACTTGTCTGTACCCTCATATTCTTCTATCAAATACATACCTTTCTTACTGAAGGTAATTGGTCTGTATAAAACAGCCATAGCTTTGTGCATATTACTCCAACCTTGTATATATCCATCTAAATCGACATATTCTCCTAAAGACATATCATCTAGCTTAGGCATAAAACCAAACTTAACCTCAACACCGTCAGTCCCAATCATTGAGAACTCTCTAATTAAAGGTGTGTCTTCGCTAAAACATTTCGATATCTGATTTAATACAGCATCAAATGCTTTTAAAGGAAGTTTATAGCTCTCCTTCAAGCTTAATCCACAGAAGATGTCTAGCATCTTCAAGCTTAAGAAATCATTCTGTTCCTTAGTGTTTAATACATTGCCTTCTTCATCTCGCTCCAACCCATCGTATACTTTCATATACTCTTGGTACTCTTTCAGCTTGATGTCTGCTAATCGTGCTGGAACTCTAACTTCGAAATCTAATATCGCCATACAATATGTTTATAGTATGATAACTGCAAAACCATAAAACTGTTCATATTATCCTTATTTAGAATCATTCTAGATAAAGTAAATAGTGAAGGTTAGCTTCCCATCCTTATTTAGACTCTATATAAATTACAGAAAAAGGGCCTAAAAAGGTGAACACTTTTCATACTTTTCAGTTATCTTTATAGAACAGAAGTAGATCTGTATAAGCTACCAAACTTGTGAATGTCTTGTAAGACTATACCTCACTTGGATCAGACACTCTCAGTTTAGCAATTGCGGTGTTCATCTTTCATAACCTTTGTACAGCCCCCAGCACCATTCAAGCTAACCGTTTTTCTTTCATTATTTAAGGTTATAGAGGGGGTAGTAAAACATTTCGAGTAACCCCTTAGCTGTAATGCTATCCATTCAGCAGTTAGGCTAACAAGTAAGTAAAGCATAAAATGGTTTTCCATTTTTATTTCCCAACCCGCCTACCCGATTTCCTGTTTTTAGAACAGAGGCACCCCCGTCTCAAAAAGGGGTTGATTTCATCTAACTGCATAACTAACACCCTAGAACATTCATATTACGTCTAAATACTTGCAGATCCGTGAGAGCATCTCTAGATACTATCAATTTATAATAGTTTGTGATCCTATCTTATATCGTTTCTGTATGTGAGCTGTAAATTTAGTTATCGTATATAGGTGAAATGATATTGAGTTGATATTGTTTGAGCTGTTTATATCTATCATCCTTACATTATCTATTTATCAAAGCTTTGCTAAATATCACCAGCAGCAAAGCAGCCTATAAAACAAAGCTATTTTAATGCTGTTTAAAGCTGTTTTATACTGTTATTTATAGGTAACTATAGGCCATAAAAAAAGGCCTATTAAAAGGCCTTAAATTGTGGTTTTATATGTTGGTTTATATGTATACTCTTAGTTGAGTATATTTGCTATCTGGATCGCTTAAAGTTTGCATACAACTTTTATAAATCTTTGTTGATCGGTATCTATTACAAAGCTTTGAGCGTGTATTATAGTGCTTTATATTGTCTTTTATATAGCTCAATTCAAATTTATATAAGTACATATATTTATAGTTTTATATCGTTTTTAATGCAGCTAATTACGGCAAAAGATCCCGATCCGTAAATATATATACTTTTGTATCTGTTTAGATCGTCTGTAAGTATGTACGTTTTATCTTTGCGTATTATTACAAAATCTTTTTTGCTGTTTCTTATCTGTTTCTTTTGATTAGCTGGTAAGCTGTTTATAATTGTGATCGTTTCCATTGTTTTAAGCTTTATTAAATTAAATTTCCTTTATCGTCTGTTTGAATTACAAAACCGCTTTGATCCTTTTTTGCGTCACCTTTGGCACGTAAACCCAATATAATACCTTTGTGAGTAATCATTAAATCATCTCTTTGATCCGCGTCTATAACTGTAGCACCTAGATAGGTTTTTGGCAATGCATTACTAAATACTACAGCTGTATTAATACCGTGATCAATTGCGCGCGCTGTTTCCAGTTGATTATCCTCTTTGCGGGAAAAAGTGACGTAATAATTTGGGTGCGCTATATATTTTTCAGCTTTGCCTAAAATAGCTGTATAATCATAAAAAAACGCGTGATCGCTTAAATTAGTTATATCCAAATTAGCATATTTTAAAAGCAAATAAACAAAATCTAAATCGCTGGTACCATTGAGACGAAACGCAATTTTATAGTTTCCTTTTTTAGCTTTGTTATAAGCTTTGACGATCTCAATGGATAACTGTATTATAAATTGCCTTTTGTTACTTAGAAAATATTCAGTTTTATTAATGCGCGCATTTTGTACATTGTTAAATTTCCCGCGACCAGCTGTAAACAGACAAGCAGCAGCGCACCCTTTACTAGCTTTTGGGCAAAGATTAATACCTTTACTATTTTGTTTATAGGGTGCTAAATACAATATAAACGTTTTTAGATCGTTTTTAGCTGTTTTCGCGTTCGTTGATCCCTTACTTAAAATAGGCCTTTTGTATTGTGGATCGTTTCCAGCTGTTGTAGGCTGGTTAAAAATATTGTAAATAAGGTCAATTGTTTCTTTTGTTTCCATTGTTATAAAGTTTATATAGTGAATAAATTGATTAAAATAGCATTAAGCAGCAAAGCAAATGTAAAGAGCTGCAATATTGCAACTGTATAAAGTAAATCAGTTTCTGTAATCTTTATACGTTTTTTAGCTTTTAAGCTTTGCAGCTGGTTAAAAGATCCTTTATTACCGTAGTTAAAAGGATCACATCCTTGCGATTTTGGCGCTGTTTTAATTGTTTCCATTTGTTGACGTTTTTAGTAATTGTTTTTATCTGTTAATTCATAGTAAATAATAGATGATATTATAGTAATACCTAAAATTGCAGCAGCTGTTAAAGCTGCGATCGTTTCGAAATTAAAAGTAATTGTTTCCATTTATGTTTTTTGTTTTAATTGTTTCTATGGATCAAATATACAAATAATTTTTAACCCACAAACAAAAGTGAGTTTTTTTTTGTTTTTTTTTCATCCCTTATATTTTTTCTTTTGCTGGTGATCGGGTGACGGGATCGGATCACAAAAATAAAAAAGCGGGTGAGATCGGATCGGGATAAGATCGGGATCTTTTAACCTGGTGATCTGGTGACGGGATCGGATCGGGTGATATATATTGTATCCCGCACACGTATACGCAAAAATAATTTGATGGAAAGAAAAATCGCTCTTATTTACTCTCATTTTCGTGAGAATATCGCTAAGCCCAGTGTTTATGCGGGTTCACAGAGGTTTGCTCCCATTTTGGCCTTATCGAAAATTGCCAAACCCAAAAAACCTACTGCGTTTAACGATAAACCTACTGCGTTTAAGAGATTATCTACTGCGTTTAAGGGCCAGATCACACAAACCTACTGCGTTTAACGACGAAACCCTGGAGAAACCTAGGAAAACCTACTGCGTTTAAGAGAATACCTACTATGTTTAAGAACTGGAAGGGGTTCCAATAGTTCCAATGCTTCCATTGCAGTAGTTGCAGTTTCTTCAGTTGTTGCAGTTTCTTCAGTAAAGGGAATAAAAAAACCCCCTACTATTGTTCGGGGGCTTAGTTTGGTTTCTGCAACCAATGATGTTCGACAAGACAAATATAGTAAATTATTATTTACCTCACAACATATTTTCCAGAATTTACACCTTGGGCTAAATATTGCAGTCCATATCGTATTGCATCCACAAAATGGTCGTATCCTTGACGAGGTTTTTCGTTTCTTTCTTGCCAAGCATAGTTATTGAACTCCTTTATAATACCATTAGAACCTCTATCGACAATGATCTCGTAATCTTGCATAAGAGCTATTCCACTTAATATACTACCTTTCTTCTTAATCGTAGGCTTTATATTGAGTCCTAACTGCTTAAGCTCATTAACTAATCTGGGTTCAGAGTTATCTGCAATGATTAAATCTAAACCGCATTCGGCCTTGTTGGCCTCTGCTATTTCAGTAGTAGACATATTAGGTTTCCCATATACTTCTTTGACCCACATCTTTCTACTTTCCTTATCTATCGATATTTTTACAAGTGTGGTTGGATCTGTAGAGAATCCCCAGTCTTGTCCGTACACCGTATGCTCTGTTTGTACGTAGTCACCTACTCTCCAGTTGCGGATGATAGTTCCTTCAGCTTTTGCTAACCATCCACCCAATATTTGGTGCTGGAACTTGTCTGGACGCCTAACTTTCATCTCCAATACTTGCTGTAGGAATGAATCTGATAGGTTTTTCTCATTATCTCGGTAATCTGTGTGTATAAAGGTCACATCATCTTGTTTTCCATTAAAACCATCGGGAATTCCTCTATTTTGGAAGAATCTTTGGTAAATCCAATGTTCTTTAGTAGTTGGGTTCAAAATTAAGACGCATCGGTTCTGTTTTTCCTTACTACGGACTGAGAAATCGATTTTATCGAACACATCCTCCTCCACAAGCTCTTCAGCCTCATCCAATACGAACGTTGTAACGCCATTTAAGGACTTTAGAGCAGCTGTTTGGTTACCAGATGAAGTCTTTATCCCTTTAAACATAATAGAGCTTCCAGTAGTCAGATTTATGATCTCGTCTTTAGTGATTCTGAACTGATCTGATACACCCATCATATCTATTTTCTCTATAAACTCTGGAATAATGGATGATTGAGCTGAAATCATCGTATATCGGGAAAAAAGCACCTTATGTCCGGGTTCATACGTTAGATTTAGCAAAAATATTGCTACTCCAAACGATTTTCCAGAACCCCTTCCTCCAGTTACTACATAATATCTACTATCGTGCTTCCAAAGGGGAATGTACTTCTCGTGAATCTTTATTTCTTCCATAAAACGGTTATCTACAATAAGATAACTGAAAATGTACCAAAGTGTTTATTCAATAAAAAAGCCCACCGTTAAGTGGGCTGTAGCTACAAGGTTCTTGAAATCTAATCAAAAGTTAATAAATAAAATGATTAAAGTAGCTATTTCTTACTGTTGTATATTTTTACTGTTATTTCGTACATTTCCTTCCAAGCATCGTTTTCTCTATATGTTTCTGGACTTCTCCAGACTTTGTTACCTCGCTTTACTTGGACGTAGTACTCTTTATGAGTATTATCTGTAGGCAAAGATATGATTTTATAATCATTTTTCAAAGCCCATACCGTAGCTTTCATTTCTTCTTCTGTAGGCTGATATACTACTCGTTTAGTCTTCTTTGCCATCTAATAGTGTGTACAAATATACTTGATTTGTATTTTATTTAAATCGAACCACTCTCCTCTAACTCTCTGCGTTGCATACTTTTCGTGCAGTTCTTTTTCTATGTTTTTATCCCAGACCTTTAATAATTCGTATGTAGGTTTTTCTGATTGTAATGTTTTTTCTCTGTTTTTAGGATTGACAGACTTACCTATTTTGTAAAAACCAGTATTTTTATCTTTTAGCAAATATGTTTTAGACTTAGTCTTTCTTTTAGTGTGCTCTTGTGTTTTTGAACTCATTTTACTCCAATTATTTGCTATCTCCAATTTTCTTTCTAAATCGTAAAATTTTCCAAGCAAATCATTGTAATCGGAAGCTAATTTGTTATGTGACTTAACAGTGTTGTTAAGCTCTACTTGAAGCATATTAGCTCTATATATTTCAGATCTAAGAGACCGCTCAAGTGCAATTTTTTCATTAGCTATATTGAATTCCTCTTGGCTATCATATAGAAGTCTAGATAATCCTCTACCTAATTCCATCTTACCCATCGTCTTCATCGTTTAATTCATCTACATCAATAGCATCTATGTCTATCGTATTATCCAACTCCTTTATCTGATCTGAGTTCGCATAGAAGTTGATTACTGGAGCTTGAACCTTTGGAGTGTTATCCTCCTTAGCTTGGTCTCCGGGCTTACCATATCTATATTGCCACAGTAAGTTCATATGAGCAAAGGAATCTTTAGCTTGTTCGGCTAGAGTCTCCCAAGCCTCTGCCTCGCTACCAAAAACCTTTTTCATAGCTTTTAAAGCATAGGTAGATATCTGGTCCTTCTTTGCTTTGTTAAGCTGTGCGGGAGGCATACTCTTTAGTTTACTAGTAATCTCTTTAGTATTAGGCTTACCTTTCCCGTTACCCGCTCTACCGTCATTAGTAGCCTTACTAACTGAATTGCGTTGCTTTCTATTCTTCTTAGGCATATTCTACTATTTGAGGTTCTTTTACTTCCATTTTTTTAGCTTCATTTAGCTTAATGACTTGACTGATTTCATCGTAGTAGAAATCTATTTGCTCATCCGTAAGCTTGTATATCTTATCTCTAAGCTTTACAGCTCTATCGTACTTCTCTCCTAAGTTAGTCTTCTCTAAGTTCTCAACCCATTGTCTCATATTTGGGCTGAACCTCATATACACATCATAGTTGTTTAATGCGTGGATAATCCTAGCGTGAGTCTTGATGTCTGCACCATATAGATTCATCACATTCATAATGGTTTCATAAGTCAAACTCATCTTATGCCTAAGGTGGTGATACATTAAGCATCTAACTTCTATGTATTCCCTCTTTCTAGTGTTCTTAAACGGATCAAGTCCAGTTATCTCTTTTATATGCTTTACTAAATTATTAGTAGCTTTCTTGTAAATATGACTATTCATTGTTAAAGGATATTATTTGTATCTTATCTAAATTGTTTTTGTTTCTTCCTATGACGTCTTCAAGAGTCCAATAACGAACGTCATCTAAGGCTCTTTTAATTCCCTCGCAACCTTCGTAGTTCTCAACTTCTAAAAACGTCTCTATGACGCCCTCAAGTACCTCTACGGATACGCCTTCGTTTAACTGCTTTAGTGCAGAAAGGTAGTATTCGTATATGAGGTCTTTAGTTGTCAAAGTACTCCTCTTTTGACGTAGTTATTAATTGCATCCATATTGTTTTGCATAAACCAATATCGGTATGCTTCTAAGCTTTGGTCTACCTCTTGTAGCCCTTGTTCTATAAAGTAATCAGAACATTCAAAGATAGCAATGTCTCTTGTGTTCTTATCGACTACTAAGAAGATGAATTCATCAGCTCCAAAGATATCTAAGTACAAAGCAGTCTGCAATGTATACTTAAAGTTCTTAGCACTCCACTTAAATTTCTCAATATCAGAAGTTGTCTTCAGATCAATGATTGTTTTACCTTTCATTGCATCAGCCTTACCTCTAACAGCAATGTCGCCAAACATCTTTATCCCGGGAACTTCGAATTTGCATCCTCCTAATAGTTCTCTAGCTTCATTGCAATCTGATACAGCTCTAGCAATGTATCGAGCGTTATTGTACTCAGACCTCGTATACACATTGTTTTCTCCAAACTCTTTTACCGCATCCTTGTAACCTTTAGCTACTTTGGTGGTATTTATAATATTTAATTCAGATAGCTTTTCTGGTTCTAACACCATTAAGTGGATTAGTGATCCGTCTCTTAATGCTTGTTTAGGTAAGTTGTCTGGTGCTATGAACTTCTTTGGACTAACCAATAAGTCCTTCATAGACGAGCTACTTAAAGCTTTATCTGTTCCTAAGTAATTGTAATAAAAGTCATCGTCTAACATCTTCGGTAAGATGTCTAACTTATCCCACTTTTCATCGTTTAATAATGTAATCATTTGTTATAAAGTTTAGTTAGTAATAATAATATCCACACAGTTTGCATCATAATTATGAAGTAGTGTGCCATTCTATCTGATTTGTTATACTTCTTTCTCATAACATATCAGCTTTAAGACAGTCAAGAGAACAAGGTTGTCCTCCAGCATCTGGTTTACCGCAAATAGGGCATTCTGTACTTTCTGATTCGTCTTCTTCTAGGTGGTTGTAAACGTTCATATCTTATTGTTTTATTGTTTATGAAGCTAAACTACAAAACAAATTGTTAATAACCAAGACATTTATTATTATTTTTTTTAATCAGTAGCATCTGATGTCCACATACTAGCTTCCTTATCTCTCAACTCCTTTACATATTGTATCTCTCGTTCTAGGTAATCCTTAGCTTTATACAGATCTTGTAGCTCATCATCTTTCTTACCAGCTCTGATTATATACTTTAGAATACATCCTCTATTGAACCCTAAATTCCAAGCTTGGATGACATCGATTAAATCGAAGTCACCCTTATCATTCTCATAGTACACTTTAGTTCCCCTCATCTCTACTGGCTTTAATATCCAACTCCATAGCTACGTTATCTACATCTTTATTGTATCTGTCATAGGCATCTGAATAACCCTCAATGCGAGTCATAATGTGTCTGGTCTTATTAGCCATCTCATAGGTTAAGGCTAATGCTTGTTCTAAGTCATCCACTCTTTGGGCTAACTTATCCATTCTGCTT